CTATGCCGCTTTGATGGCGTGTGATTTCGTACTCCAGTTAATGAGCCGTCCTTCCCATTTAATCGGATCGGAATACCATACAAATTCGCTCCAACCAGCAGCGAGCTTGATGGTGTTCACTGCTTCTATTAATGGCTGTTGCGGCACGGTCGTATAAAGCCTGCTCATATCGTCGGCAGCATGGCCGAGTATTTGATCTTTGATATATGGATGAACGCCATTAATCACGAGCTGAGTGCTAAAACTGTGACGCGCCGTATATGGCGAAATATCCTTGATACCGGTTCTCTTGCGCGCGCCGGTAATGGCAGTTGATAGCTGGCCACCATAGTCCTCTGTTAACGGATACGGCTCCCGTTTATGGGTGAGAAACATTTGCCCTGTACGTGCCTTCAATGCAGATAAAAGCGGCACAAGATATTCATGGATAGGAACACCACGTTTTTCTCCGATCTTGCTGCTTTGCACGACAAGCCACCGGTGGTTGATGTCAACGTCTTTGCTCTGGAGTGCGAATAACTCAATTGGTCGCATACCGGTTAGAAACAAGGTTGTCATTACCATTGCCGGTGCTGGTGACATGCCAGCAATAAACGACATGGCATGATCATATGAGACCGGATGCGAGCCGGAACGATATTTTTTATTGAGGATGGCGGTACCTTTTGCCTTCTTGGGGCGTGACCACTGGCGAGGCTCTGCCCATTGGTTTCGCACAGCATGGTTCCATACGGCTATGAATGGGGCATAGCATTGGCGAACTAAAGTTTCCGGCAGGCAGCCCGGATACAGTTTGCGCGCTGCTTCATCCAGATCGCGCTGCGTAATGGTGTGAAGCAGTTTGTTGCGGAAGTGTACGGCAAGCCCGACTGGCTTTTGTGTTTTCTTCCGGATTTCAAAAATGAAACGGTCGGAGCCGCCGGAACTTACAAAGGCTTCTGCCGCTTCTTGGAAGGTGACGACGGCTTTCTTTCCGTAGACGCTTTCATCTAATAGGCGAACCTCCGTTTGGACGCGAATTGCTTCCGCTGCTTGTTCATCGCTCGTTCCTGTAGATTCATAAACGCTTTGTCCTCGCACTGTACCGCGGATGATCCAATTTCCTTTGTCTCCGCGCTTGAATTTGATGAGGGGCATCGCATTGAATCCCATATTGCCAGAAGGTCACTATCACTAAACAAAAGGTCACGGCCATTAACGGAGCAAAGACCGCTTTTGCGTGCCACCTTTGCAACTGACCGGCTGTTCATCCTCAAATATTCGGCTGCTTCATTCAGCGTATAAACACGGCCTAGAGGTCCGGTTGCATTTTGCATCACTCCCCACCTCCTTGCATCAATGTTGTGCGATTTATGGGTACAAACATCGCGCGTGGTGGCAGTGTTTTGGTGAGCGCTGGCTTTGGTCGTTTCTGGCCTGCCAGTGCAGACTTTGGTCGTACCGCACCACTGGCCTTGTCACGCTGCCGGTCTGACTTGCGAATTGCTTTAATGTCACCGGCTGTCTTTTCAACGTGACAGACACGGCAGAGCAGGCGGCCATTGGCGACAATTGCCTCGCCGCCAAGTGCGCAGGGCAGAATATGATCGACTTCGCCTTCGCCTGTTTTAAGCATAGCAGAGCATTTTTCACACTTGCCGTTTGCACGGGTGATGATCTGCGCTTTGACCTTGCGGGTGAACTCTATGCGCTTGCTCATGCCTGCACCTCGCTTTCATCAATCTGGGCGATGCCATAGGCAAGTGCGATTGCGTCCGTAGCTTCAAGTTCACCGGTACAGGCTGAAATGAAATGCTTGGTGATTGTCCGTGCTTTTACTTTTGCAAAATCTGATAGCGCAAAACCGGCAGCGTTGAACGAATGCGCTGTTGCTGTAATAATTTCCGGATCATCGCCGACAGCCGATTTCAGACGGGTAATCAGTTCCCGCAGTGAAAACTTGTCCTGATCGGTTAAATGATCAACTGCGCTGGAATTATCGAGGGTGGTGGCTGATGGGGACTGCTCACCACCCTCTGTACCGGCATCGGACAGGGGGGTATCTGCCGGTATTTCTTGTTCTGCCGTTTCATTGAGTATTTCACCATCAATTGTCACAGTTTCCGGTGTGGTGATTGGTACGTCCGACAGCGGGTCAGCAATCACTGTTTTGACTTGCGGGGATACATCTTTCATCCGGTCGTACTCGTCTGGCTCCATGATGCCGGAAAAGCCAAATGCATATCGTGCAGCCTGAATTGCAGCCTTATGGCGAAGCATACGATAAGGCCATTTCTTCCACGGGTAAGTTTGACGGAAGCACTCGGACATATATTCAATCACTGAAATCGGACGAGCGCGGTCTTTGCGGTAAATCCGGCATTCAACGGAATACAGCTTTCCATCCTCACCGTTTGTGTCTTGAAACTCCATGCCGTCGAATTGCTGGTGCGAGTTAATCAGGTTCATCCAGCCATCAATAGAAACGATAGGTTGAATGCCACCGCGATCTGGAAAGGCGTAAATCTCTTTGGTGAGAGGGTTGAGCTTGTATTCCTTGGCGACCATCAGGAAGGCTGCAAACTGTTCGTTTGAGCAATCGCCTTTGATTACTGTTGCTTTGATGGCCGAAACGAATGCTGCAGGCTCCATGTCGTAACGGGACGCCATGCTGTCCACGAGGGAGCGTTTTTGTGCTGGTACGATCTGGTTCATAATTACGATCCCGTCATAAGGCGCTGCTGGTACCAAACCGGCAGGTCAGTTTCGTCTAATTCTTCAAGTGGAGTGGACGGCACCCAAGCTGTTTCGGTGCCGAACTCGGCCAGATAGGTGCGGTAATTGCTGACTGCCTGAGCGATCATGCTTCGGGCATACGCAAACAGCGGATTGCCAGGGGAAAGCTTGATGCCGTGCGAGATCGGAGCGCCGTCTTTCTGCCAAAAGACAAAAACAAAGGCGAAAACCTCATTCGCTGCGACCTTTGCCAGCCACTCCGGATCATAGGAACCGAACACACGACCTTCACTCAGCAGGCGTTTAAGTTGGCGCCGCCCTTCGGTGTAATGCTCTGCTGAAATGATGTAATCATAACTCGCAACAGCATCGCGGCAGGCTTTGGCGAATTCCTTGTCGTTGCGATTGGCAATGGATTTCAGGTCGGTAATCGCATTCAGCTTGAGATAGTCAAACCGCGCTTTGAACCGTACACCATCAACCGTCCAGAATACGGAGACTTCGGGCTGACCACCTTCAAAGGCATTGGAAAGTGTTGTGTTCGCCTTGATGAAAGCCGATGCAGCAAGGATTTTCGCATAGTCTTTGAATTTGACCGGCACCTTGCCGACAGCGGTAATTTCCTTGATCTCAGCAATGCCTTCCTTGCGATTGGCCGGATGGTACTGTGGTGCGTGGAAAGCTTTGAATTTCTCAAGACCTTCCAGAACGCACAGATGCAACTGACGGCCGAAGATTTTGGCGGGGGTATCGTCATTTTCTTCGCGTGCCGGATTCATCCAGCTATCCCACCAAAAGTCTGGAGCGTTGCCGACCAGCTTTTTCAATCCTGTTGAACCGAGAGCCTTATCTGCATGGTACACTGCATCAGACATGCCGAAGTAAATTCCGTCCGGATGCTCAGTGAAACCAGCCTTTTCAGCTGCTTCAAGAACGACCTTTACAGACAGGTCGGCAATCGACTGGAATTCATCACGATCAATCTTGATATCCATCACGCAGCCTCCAACCGTCGTAAACCGGCAGCCTGCAATTCGGCTTCAAGCTCAGCGCAGAGCTGCGTTAAACGCTCGATTTCGACATGAGCGGTAATCAGAGCCTGCTTGGATTCTTCCTGAGCAACCTCGACAACACGCTCCAGCGCAAGCTTGGTATTGCCTTGATCCCAATAAGCATCCCAGACGCGATCCATGAGTGGCGCTGTCATAGTCACCACCTCACAGCGCTACTTGAGCGAATGAACGCTCATGTGCTGTAAATTCACGGATTGAACGACGTTCAGCGGCAACGATGTTCCCGAAGCTAACAGAGTGGCGAAGCCATAGCGGCGGGTTGTCCAGAACATCGCCGGTGAAATGCAAAGAGACTTCATCAGTGATGTCGGTCACGCGCATTGACTGTTCGTCAAACCGGTAAATCTCAATGGCATCGTAGTCGCCAGCCGCCTTGATAACGTCCGCATATGTTGCGCCATTGATCAGGCGAGGATCGGTATATTCGTAACCGGAGAATGTCGGGACTTTGAGCATGATGCGCTCGGCGGCATTCAGAGCAATCTTGTTCATTTCATAAAACCCCATCGTGAAAAGCAGATCAGCCCGTGGGCTTCTTCGTGCTGTTGATAGGTTCATGAAAGCATAACTTTCAATTTCGTGCAAGTGAAAAGAAAGTATTGCTTTCAATATGGATGGGAGGTATGCCTTTGATGCTTTCAATGAAAGTGGCGACAAGGGTGCAAATCCCTTTGCTGGTGCAGCCACAAGCGCGGGGGTCGAAAGTCCTACGGTGCTGCCAGAAACTGAGGACGGATTACTGAGAGGTGTCCTGCCAGAACGACCGACCGCGATGACGGATCAAGTCTGTGGCATACGATCTCCCGCCTTTGGAAGGACTTTTGTCTTTCTGGGGGTAGGGGGGTCTTTGCTTTCCTCCCTCCCTTAAATCTAGATCAATATCAATAAAAACAACAGGTTATAAGGGTAATACTAATCCTTAATTTGTCTATTTTATAGTTTATACTAGATTACTCAGGAGCAAGTTTCATGGCTGAAACATCGATCGAATGGACAGACGCAACGTGGAATCCGGTTGCAGGTTGCAAGATTTATTCTGCAGGCTGTACCAATTGCTATGCGATGCGAATGGCTGCTCGGCTTGAGGCGATGGGTGTTGAAAAATATGCCGGCTTAACTCGGAAATCCGGTGGACGTGCAAAGTGGACTGGTAAAATCACGCTGGATTATAAGTCGCTTGATATTCCGACAAAGTGGGCGAAGCCACGCCGTGTGTTTGTAAACTCAATGTCTGACTTGTTCCATGATGATATACCTGTCGATTTCATCAAGGATGTTTGGAATGTGATGGCGCAAACAAAGCGCCATACCTATCAAATTTTGACCAAGCGTCCTGATAGAATGGCTGAGGTTCTCTCGAACAATGACATCGCAGTTTTGCCAAATGTGTGGCTGGGAACCAGTGTTGAGGACGCAAGGGTAATTCATCGATTGGATGAGTTGCGTAAAGTTCCTGCGGCTATCCGTTTTGTTTCCTATGAACCGCTTATCGGTTCTGTAGCTGGTGCAAGCTTGAAAGATATTCACTGGGCAATTGTCGGCGGGGAATCTGGACCTAATGCGCGGCCACTAGATCCTAAATGGGTCGACGACATCTTTGACCAATGCACAGATGCAGATGCGGCTTTCTTCTTTAAGCAGTGGGGCGGCAAGAATAAAAAGGCAACTGGGCGCGTTTATAGACAGCAAACATGGAATCAAATGCCCTTACATATTTGAGTTATTTTTGGTGGAAAGCTGGATGAGGTCAGAGTCAATCGGCGTCCGCCTTTTTGATTTATTGGCTTTCCAAGATTCAATTATTTGGCCAGATTTACCCAATTGAGCACATATATCCTTCACGTCAGTTATTCGAAGAGTATGCTCTTGAAGAACGGCAGGCCAGAGGTCTCCAAATCGAATTGGTTTTCCAATGCGCGCAAGTTCCGCACATAGCCATTCTGTGACTCTCTTTTTTGTCGTATCAATCTGATGTTCGAATGAAATATTGGATAGCTCAGCGGCCATGAAGAGATTTGATTGCCCAGTTGCCTCCATTAGTTTGGATGCCTTGGCTTCAATGCGGCGCATGCCATGCTCTTTTAGAGCTGAGTATTCAACATTTCTATAGGTCTCAAGTCCTTTAAGACTTCTCGTGCCATAAACGATATAAAAGTGGGTTCTCTTATCAGATATTTTTTCAATAGGAGTGTGTAATACCCATTCGAAGTCTGCAGTCTGTTGAAACTCAGTAGAAAATAACCGAAGAATCTCGTTTTCCCGATTTGCTGTGACATCCATACGGGATTGCCAGTTTTGTCCCAATATCCCATCAAATGATTTCAGTATTCGCTCGTCACTCGATGCCGTGAACCTATTGATGAAGTTGAACATAAAGTTGACAAGTACCTCACTTGGTGTGTGCTCCAAGATGGGTTTTATTTTAGCAAATTCGTAACCTGTCCATCCGGTTGGGTCGATAAATGTCAATGCAAATGTTCCACGCACAAAGCTCTGGATCTGTGCGGTTGCATCTTCAAAGCGTCCGTTAAATGTTTCAATATGAAAGTCATTCTTTGGGTCATGGTGCTGCATAACGGTTGCATGTAACTCGGCGTAGGATGTGGGGTTTTGCTCTACAAAAAAACACTTGATCCTATGGCGACGCCCTTGCAATCGTAGATTTTCTTGAACACTTTTAAGCGCTTTAATTGCTATCATAAATGAGGAGTCGGAGTGATCACCTGTACGGGTTTCCCAAGGCCCTGAAAACCCATCAATATAAGTAAGCGTTGAATAGCCCCCTAAAAGTAATTTAAAGGCCAAAGTTTCAAGATAGCGCTTTAGTATGAAGTGTTTTGCTGCCGTTTGCTCACGGTCTATATATACATCCAAATCGCCCCCACTTACCCGCCCCCGGGTTACTCTTTGGTTTTTACAAATTCTTCCAGCGTTAGAGCCGCTTCCAATACTATTTTAACGTGATCAAGATAGGTCTTCTACATTGGTCGACCTTCGAATTGAGTATCCTCAAGTGAGCCCTTGTGCCGGCAAAAGCTCTTGCTCTACGTTAAGGTGGTGGTTTCGACTTTGGCATGCTGACTCATCAAACCAACCCAGCGTTATGATATGCACTGACACAACGCTCTCACAAGCCGTTAAAATAGCTGACTTTAAGAGTACATAGTTTGACGCGCTTCTCTAATATCAATCTTTGCATTGTAACCATGCTTCTCAAGAAGATGTAGTAAGTTTGAGCCTGATAGTAGTGTAATAGGTTTTTCTGATGCAAATTTATACGCGTCCGGTCCATAGTCGGCAGTGGTTACAAGAATGCCTCGGGAGGCGCCTTCATGTTGCATGGTTCCGAATAAGTCTCGTACGGCAGAAACACCGACTGTTCTGGTGTAGCGCTTTGCTTGTATGACAAATTTACCGCCAGTAATCGGGTCGGGATCAAAGGCTACCGCGTCGACACCCCCATCACTGCTTGACTGTGTAACTTTGACTTCACCGCCACGGGATGCGAACTCTTTTTCGAATAGCTCGCGTACAAGATGCTCAAAATCACCCCAATCCATCGCAGCCAAATTGGTTGCATAATCAATTGCATCAATTGTGTTGCGGCCTTCAATAAAGCGGCGATCATCTCTATTCATTTCAATTACTGGCGGGATTGCAGCGAGGGCAGCTAGTGATGCAGCTGAAACGCCCTTTAAATTTTTGAAGCAGGCCTTTGGATCAATTCTGCCTAAATCGATGCTCATAAATTTTTCACGATCAACAAGTACAGACATAATGCAGGCGGTTGCATCTTGGCCGGTCGTTCGATCTATATAACTAGTTGTTCCATTAAACAGAATTTTTTGAATGTTCTCATTCTCGTCTGCTTCAAACAACTCATGAATTGTACGTAAGCAGATTTGATAGCAGACAGCATCAAAATTATTTTTTTTCTCGCGATCAGAAATGTGTGTTTCTTTCATTTCGCGGGTGCTGGCGACAAATCGAACTTGTTTTAAAGTTGGTATTTTATCTGGCGAAGGAAGCTCGTATTGTACAAGAAGTATTTTGTCTTCTGGCTGATACTCAATTTGATATGATTTCTCAAAAAGATCGTCGTAGTCAGAAAGCTCAAGAACAAGAGAAGCATGCTCAATTACAGAGTTAGTATCACCTTTTGATACTCCATCGGCCAGCTGATCGATCTTAGCGTTATATGCTTGTTGTTCTTTGTCAAAATTATTTTTGGCAAGCGTTTCAGCTGCTTCAAATTGGTCTTTTAACTGCATCCAATTATTAGTTTCAGCTTCATGCTTTTTGAATGCAGATAAATTTTTCTCCTCCCAGTTATTGAGAGCAGCGATATGTTGTTCATTGGCCTCAGCTAATTTTTTCTTAGCTTTACCGAAAATACGATCCCAAATGCTAATGATCGGCCATTGCTTTGAGGGTTTATTATATTCAACCAGTTTTGGAGATGGTGTTGAATAGGATTTTCTTTTGTAGGTCTCTTTCTTCTTTAATGAGCCCCAATTTATTCGATCATCAACGTTTAGCGTGTGACTAAGAATTTGACTCAGCTGATCTAGCTGAGATTGTGCTTCGACTGTAGCAGTTTCAGCTTCCTCTTTGCTGGCAACAAGCTTTGTTTTTGTCAGGTATGCTTCATACTTTTTGTCCCAGTCGGACATTAAAGCATCTACTTTACCCTGTAGCAGATAGAACTCCGGCGCACTAAGATCCTTGTGAAGGTTTAATTCATTGTGCCAAAAATTCACATAATAACGAAGTATTCTACTTCCGTCAGCACTACTCTTAGCTTCGATCTGACCGAGCTTTATAGATTTCAAATACTTCGAACTAACTTGAATTGTTGACATTATAATGCCTTCCCCCACACCAATATTCTTACCTATTTGCGCGCTATATGCCCGCAGATACGACCGATAATCGTCAGTTTGTCCAGTTCCACAGAGAAAGTCTCAAGGATTGGATTGTCTGAGATAATCTTCACTTGTTTCGGATCGCTGAACGGCACTTTTTGCAGCCGTTTGATCTGTGGCGGTTCATCGTCATAGCTGATTGCATAGACGGTATCCGCACTCATGGTATCCTGCGAAAGATCAACAATCACACGATCACCGGGCAGATATGTCGGCTGCATTGAATCTCCGATCACTTCCATAATGGTGCTGTGTCGCGGTGATGCTTTGATTTCATCCTGTAGGTAATCAACCGGAATAAGCCATTCGCGGATTACTTTGTGGCCGGATACGCTGTTATCTCCAACCGGCAGATTAATCACTTCACCAATCGTACCATTTCCAGCACCGAGCTTTACATCAAGCTCAGGTATTGCACCCGATGTATGCGGCTTCCAGTGTTCACGCGAATAGCCGTTACCGGACTGCACATCATCATCAGGGTCAAAGCTGGAGACGAGGCGAGGTTTGGATGGTTTGCTTTCTGAAGGCTCCGCTTTGGAGCTATTGCCCGGTAATTGGCCACGTCCTGTAGCAATCCACTCCACTGGTTGATTAAGAATGACTGCCATTTTTTGAATGTTTTCGAACTTGATGCCTTTGCCGAGTTCCCAGTTGCCAACTGCGCCTCTTGTTACGCCTAAGAGGCGCGCAAAAGCTTCCTGTGAAAGTCCTAAACTTTCACTTCGTAGAGCTTTGATGCGCTGACCTATCGCGGTGGAATCTAAGTGTTCTTCTTTCATCTGGAGACTATGCCTTTCGAAAGAATAACTTTCATCGAAAGATATGCTTGCAATCATATGAAAGAAATGCTTTCATATGTGTATGGAACAGATTTGTGAAATTGCAAAACAAAAGGCTGGCGGATCAACGGCATTAGCGAAGGCTCTTGGCGGGATAACTCCGCAGGCCGTTTCGCAATGGAAGCGTGTTCCCGCGGACAGAACCATTGAGGTTGAGAGAATTACGGGTGTTAGCCGTCATGATCTTCGGCCAGATATCTTTGGTTGTGCAGCCGCTTAACACAGTTTCCATGTCTAATTTGCTTCCCCCGCTTAACTGACATGGAAAAGGGCTGGCGCGATAACTCCTCCCATCGCGCCAGCCCCACAGATTACCCTCATCAATTCTGGTCTGAAAAATTATCGTCCAGTGTGAACGGGTCATTTGAATTGGCGGGTTTCAGGCGATTACCGTCACCTTTCTCCCACCAGTAAATCCCGCAGTTCAGGAGCGTAGTGTCACCTGAAAGCGGTAGTTCGAGTTGCACCGGCAATTTGTTTCTCAAGCGTTTCACCGGTGCTTTCATTTCATTCGGTTCCTTTCTGACACCTCCGGACTAACCGGCGTTTCCCGAGATTAAAGTAGCAAGGGAATTCGTGCATGTGGTGCAAAGAAAGTAAGCAGAAGGTGCATGAAGTTATGTGTAGCGCCGATTTAGCGAACCGGTACGTCCGGAAGATAGTTGCAAAAGAAACGAGAGGTTGGGGCGATCAAGAAAACGCTATGCGGCGCATTGGTAGCCGCTACGGGATTTCTTTCTGGTCGCTGAACAACATCCGAATAGGCAGAGCAAAGACGGTTGATGCCGGTCTCTTTGCTCGTATCAGGGCGGCGTATGTCGATGTTTGTGAAGAACTACTGAGACGGCTGCAGCATGAAATCGCAGTCGAGAAAGCGATTAATCCGCATGTTTCTCTGGAGGATATTGAGAGCGAGGCTGAGACTTTGGCTGCACTCTTTAAAGCAAAAAAGGACGCAAAAACATGACATCAAAAACAGGACATAATTCCCAACTGACAGAGAATGAAGAAAAGGCAATATTCTTCAATCACATGCGTAAACGTATGGTTCACAATGCGAAACTGGCAGAAGTGAACAAGGCCAAAAAAGAAGATGGTAAAATTGCTCAGTCCGAAGGCGTTGTTCTTGGTGATCTAGACTTTGCAATCAAAGCACTGAATGCCGACGACAAAGCCACAGTGACGGATCGCTATCTCAATCAGGGCACTATCCTGACATGGCTTAATCTTGTTCCCGGCTTTCAGTCGGATTTGCTGCGTGACCGTGCACCAGCAATCGAACGGATTGAAGGTGAGGGCGAACTGGCTGGCCTTGCAGGCAAAGACCCGAAAAGCCCACACGATGCCGGTTCTGATGAAGATGCGGCATGGCTGCGTGGTTGGGACAAGGGGCAGAAATTTATGCGCGATAATCTCCAGTCTGCCATGGAAAAAATCAATTCGGAATCTGACGAAGATGCCGATCCGGACTTTCCGGATCAGGAGGCAGCGTGAACGAGCAACCTTCCGTAGCTGAGCTGATCATGTTGGCGGCGGCCTGTTATTTCGTGGCCGCTGCTCTGATCGTAGCTCCATTATATCTCTGGATAATTGGGTAAATCATGACAACCGCGCCAGCCTTACAGCAAGATAATGAGACCCGTGATTATCGCCTACGTGTCTATATGCGGGCAAATTCAGGCAGTTGGATTGCCCGTGGCAACATCATGCATGCTTGCGGTTTTGATAATCCGAAATCACAGCCGGTCGGCGCTTATGTCCAGTTCCAAAATAGTCTGATCCGCGTGAACCAGCAGCTTAAAGCTGAGGGTTTGAAGATTGCCCGATCTGAGGATGGCGCGGAAATCTATTCTCTCATTTCGACTCTGGAGGCCGTGTGATGGCACTTATTCTTGGGCTTGATGTAGCTACGACTACTGGCCTAGCGTGGTATGAACCAAGCTCCTCACTCTCTTCCATCAAGGCGGGTTCTATCAAGGCTATTGGTACAAGCCCAGAAGAAAAAGCAGAATCCTTAGCTCAACAACTTGTTACGATGCTGAAAGCAGAGCGTCCCGATTTCGTTGCGATTGAAGAACCGCTTCGAAACATTAAGACCTATAAGAAGACAATTCAGACCTTATACGGCCCCAAAGTCATACACACGGTCAATCCTAACCAGATGCTTTTGTACGCTCTCATTGGCGCTGTAGTGAGTATAATCGGTGCGTACCGTCTGCCTTGGCAAACAATTCCTCCTGCAACATGGCGCAAGAGTTTTTTTGGGGCTGGGTTCAAGCCACCAGTTAAAATTACCCATAAGGATGGCGAGGATCCACAAGAGGAAAAATTATGGAAAAAAGCTGCTCGTGACCGCTGCAACCAGCTGAAAATCAAAGTCACCAATGATGATATGGCCGAAGCTGTTGGCATCGCCTTTGCAGCCTCAAAAACACAGACATTTAAGATGCGGAGTATGAGGGTGGCGGCATGACCTATCATCAGCAAAATATTGAACCTAAGCTGCCAGATGCGATTGAGCACGAGCAATATCTACTTGGCAGTATCTTTTTGGATAATGCATCATATTTTCGCGTTGGTGAGTTCCTAAAACCTCAGCATTTCTCTAATGAATACCATGCCGATGTTTACGCTAAAACAGCAAAGATGATCAGCGAGGGGCGCACTGCTAATCCAGTGACGCTCAAGCCTTACATCAATGCCGAATTGAAAATCAGTGATGATCTGAACCTGTACCAGTACCTTGTGCGGCTTGCAGGTGAGGCTGTTGGCAATATGAGTGTCTATGACTGGGGGCGGGGCATTCTTGAAGTCTGGTCACGCCGCCAGATTTATATGCTGGCACAGTCATTGATTGATCAGACAGTATCTATGCCGATCGATACCAGCCCTGCAAAACTGATTGCAGGAGCGGCAGATCGCTTGACTGAAATCTCCCGTGAGGGCGATGAACGCGCCGGTTCCATGAAATACGGCGTGTTGCTCCCGAAAGCTATTGAACGGGTGGCAAAGGCCAGTCTGGAACAAAATACGCTGATCCCGTGGTTCCTGCCTGAGATTACACAGGTCGCCGGTGAAATTCGCCGCGGTAACCTGATCGGCTTCATGTCTGATAGTGGTGGCGGCAAAACCAGCTTTAGTCTGCAACAATGCCGCCATGCAGCAACAGCCGGTTTCAAGTCAGCTTTCTTCTCCATTGAAATCACGGATGAGGAGGCGGCGTTACAAGCAGCAGCACAAGCAAGTCGGATCAGTCTTGGCCGGTTGGATTCCTATTCACTGAACACGAAAGAGCAGGGAAGCATTGAAGCTGAGCTTTTGAAATCTATGAACCTGCCTTTTGATATCGTTGCGTTCTCAGACTGCACCCTGTCTGACATTCGTATCAAGATGGAAGCGATGAAGCGCTCTGCCGGTCTGGATCTGGTTATTATCGACCATGCCAAAATGATCAATCTTCCGGGCAAATCGAATGAATTGTTCGCTGAGCGTGTGAATGCTTTGTACCGTGGGCTTAAGGCACTGGCGAAATCGCTTGATGTGGCAATCGTTATCCTGATCCAGCGCAATGAAGAATGGAAAGGCCGGTGGAAAGCTAAGGGGAATATCCGTCCGATGATGGGTGATGCCTATGGCGGTGGCGGTGTGAAGCAGAACCTTGATGTGTGGTTTTCGCTCTATCGGCCGGAACCGCTTTACAAAGAGCTTATACCTCAGGAGACGCATCAGGAGCGCCGTGACGAGTTGATCCGCAAGTATGATGCCAGTCGCGGCAAAGCAGCTGTGATCAATCACAAGCGCCGCCGTGGTGAGCCTAATCAGGATGCGGAAATCCTATTCGATTCTGAATATACCGTGTTCCGTTCGCCGCAGGAAGAAACAGCACAAGCCGCTTTCGATGCAATGTTTTGATGGTGGTAAATGGCAAAAGGAAAACTTGATACGCTTCTGGATGGTTTGGGTATTAAGCTGGTGCCGATTTACCGCCGCCGAGCTGCCGCGCAGAGCCATGCCCGAGGCACCATGCATGAAATCCGGAACAGCTATGGTGATGGACACCTGATCTTTGTTTTGCGCTGCATTCGGCAGACCAACAATAACCGAGACGAGTTATGGTCGGAAACCATTGGGGCAATCTCTGATGTGCTTTTACAACGGCCAGATTGGGCAGAACGAGCCGGTGACGCGCTTGATGCCTTCGATAGGGTTCCTCTTGGTGTTTTGCGTGGTGAAGCCGTAGCGCGGCGACCATGGCCGGTGCGGCCGACATTGAGAACTTTAATTTACAAGCAATTGGAGGTCATACTTGATGAACCAGAAATCCGCCTTGACCTTTGAACAGCTGAATGAAAACGCAGCGCTCATAATGGAGCTCTCATTTGTGGTTCGTGCGCGGATCATTGAGGCCGCAGATACAATGCTGCATCTGACTGTAGGAACAATTCGTCCATCAGTGATGCGGACATTCTGGCCGACCTATCAGGACGAAACTATCGGTGGGCATTCTGTTGGTTATGGTCGCAATGATACCCGCACCAGATATGTGCCTACCAGCAAAGCAATCAGTCGCGCCGAGGAGGTTTTATACTGCTGGATGCCTGAATATGTGCTGGATGATGAGCGCCGATTGATACTCTCACAGTATGGAATGTGCATGGCTGCACCGAAAAAGATGGGTTCTTTCCGTTCATTCTGTGAAAAAACTGGTCGTGTTCGTCGGACTGCAGAGCGGCGCTTAGATGCTCAGATTATTGATATAAGTACAATCATCTGGAAAAAAGCTCAATCCTTACAATGCCCTGACTGGTCAAGGGTGTCGCCAATGCTGCCTAAATCGGGTATAGATTTGGGTAAGATGGCAACAGTCATGCACTGGATGGATGAGGGTGCAAAACCAAGCCATAGATCAGAGATGAGAGAGGCAGCTTAACGGCTGCCTTTTTATCTAAAAGGGCAAATGAAATATCATAAACATTAACCACAGTAATAGCGCTACAGATAACGCCATTATTACGTATGGGACATGCTTGGGATTCACGAATTTTCCTTTTATAGTAGTGGGTAATTGGAGTCGGCGCTCCAGACTGTTCGGTGGAGAAGTTTACTTCTATGTTTTTGGTAGAAGGACTGCATTTGAAATGCCACCATTATAGCTGCCCTCAACCTTGCTCCATTATGGGAGCCATAAGTCTAATCGTGTGAGCGATTTGTGCTGGGTCTTTTTCACCTTGACTGGTTAATCTGATTACCCATTTAGCGATTGTGTCGCGCCGCTTACCCGTTGAGGGACATTCGCCTAAGATCACGCAAACTTCATTATACATGGTCTGTAGCTTATCGAGCTGCTCAGGTGTGTACGTCCCGATATGCTGATTAGAACGAAATGGCATATTTATCCTCACTCGAATATTAGTTAGCAATAAAGTTAACACCCAGAGAAATAATTTCAGTTCAAATTTTGTAACATGTATAAAATTGTTCAGCCGCTCGAACGTAAGAGAATACCATTATGGCGTTTCTTGAATTCGTCTTTCAATCATTCTGGCAGTATTGCGGAATAGTCATTTTATCGGGGAATTATGTGCTGAGCATATAATGGTCGCTACAGCTGTAGGGGGTAAGTGACTTTTCAAAATCAAACCACAAACTGGAAATAAAAGAGGTAGATTAAAGGCCGCCTTTTTTGTTTCAAAATGTAGATTGCGGAACTCTCACTCCCCATATGCGTTCACAATATAACTGACAGGAGTTTGTTATGAGCGCTAAAAAGCTATTACTGGCTGCACTTGGTATATTCGCAGGATATAAGTTATATAAAGCAGGTAATCCTCAAATTCCTGACAATGTTACGCCTGTAACTGGTTTCGAGCTAAACCGATATCTCGGGAAGTGGTTTGAGGTTGCCCGTGTAGATAACCGTTTTGAGAAAGGCCTGATTAAAACCACGGCTGAATACACTCTTAACGGCGATGGCTCTGTGAATGTATTGAATAGCGGTATCGACGAGATATCTGGCAGACATAAACGAGCTTCAGGAACTGCCGTTTTTGTTCGAAATAAGTACGAGGGGGCGCTCAAAGTTTCTTTCTTCGGTCCGTTCTATGGTGGTTATAATATCGTAGATCTGGATGAGGATTATCGCTGGGCTATTATCGTTGGCTCAAGCCCTAAATATTTTTGGGTTTTATCACGCACAGCAGAGGTTCCAGAGGAATTGAAGGAGCGAGCGATTAAGGTTGCATCAGAGGTAGGAGTAGTGTCTGGCAATCTGAAGTGGGTACAGCAGAATTAAAAAATTTGCCTGTATCCTTGTTTAGAACACAATCGCTATCTATATAGATTTTATAGACGTTGCTATGCAGCGCGTTTCTCACAGCGCTCGCAAACGTCTTCATCAATTTAAACCTTTGACCACGGATGTACTGGCACTGGAAATTAAATGATGAGTAGGAAGGTCGGTGCAGAATTGCCCCGGCCTTTTTTATTGTCAAATAGCTCGATCTTATATTTTACTAATGACATGTGTCGCTACCAGTACACAATTTGTGTTCGGAACAATAAGGTGGCATTGCCGTTTCTCCTCTATTGAAGGAGGAACTGTTATGAAATCACTATCAGATATTTTTGTGCATACACTTCAGGATGTTTATTACGCAGAAACTGCTATAACTAAGGCGCTACCCAATGTGGCAAAAGCAGCAAAAGATGCGAAATTGAAAAGCGCTGCGGAAGATCATCTTGCAGAAACTAAAGGCCAGATTGAAACACTTAAAAAGGTTTTTAAATCAATCGGCGTTAAAGCCGAAGGCGAAAAATGCGATGCCATCGAAGGGCTGATAAAAGAAACCGACGGTCTTATAAAAGAAGCTAGCGGAACTGCATTGGATGCGGGGTTGCTGGCGGCTTGCCAAGCAGTGGAGCATTATGAAATTGCTCGTTACGGCTCATTGCGTGAGTGGGCGAAGCAACTTGGTTATGATGAAGCGCATACGCTGCTAAGTGAGATACTTGACCAAGAAAAAGCGACAAATAACAAGCTCACCAATTTGGCAATCACTGCAATCAATAAAGTCTAATAAAAAATATAACTCTGTTTTCGCAACATTTTTATTGGTTGCAACATGTCCTCAATTTATAGACTCTGACAGCATTAGTGAACCCTGACAGTTTCCCCTCCTGTCGGGGTTTTTTATTGTCCAAAGATGAGGGGAGTGAATAGTTATGTTCGGTGATATCGTCATCACAAAAGACGGCGTTTATGAGAACTTTGGCAAAGCGCTGAACGTCGCAGGTGAGGGAAAAGCTAAACGTATATTTGCAAATGCCCTTAACCGAGGCGGCGACATGGCGCGGACACAGGTCAAGCGTTCCCTTGTCAGCCAGACAGGAATTAAATACGGCTTAATTAATAAGGCCGTTGAAACAAAACGTGCTAACCCGAATAAACTTTCTTACTCCCTTGAAGCGACAGGTAATGAGATGAACCTCAATCTCTTCGCAGCAAGGCAAGGTAAGAAAGGCGTAAGCGCTGCGCCTTGGAAACAGCGCCGAGTTTTCAAATCCACATTCATCGTGCCTGCTTATGATGGCAAGGTGTATAAACGTACCAGTCCAGAACGCGGGCCAGTCGAACCGCTGTTCGGTCCCAACATTGCGAGAGAGATCACCAAAGATCCAACCGTCAGCAAGTGGAAGCAAGTCGACGGGTTGACCATGAAGCGCGTCGAGCACGAACTCATGCGCCTGTTCAAGTGGTAGGCGATGCGCCAGAGGGAAAGTCACATAGAGGACCGCTGACGAGCGAGGTGTAACGAGCTACATCAAAGTCATTAGTTTGCCTCCGCCGCTCTGTGCGCCTCAGCATTGCAACGTCAAAGGGCAAAGAAAAGGTACCTTACCCCATAGGCAAGCTGTGCGGGCACGCTGCACCCCCATAAATGAGCGTTTTTCAAATTTGGAAAATCGGGGTTGGTGTTGGTGTTCCCGCGGTCAAAGAAGGTTCGAAACCGGCATGTCTGACTTAAAAGATTTTACCGTCAATGCCTCGCAAATAGCAGTGCTGCTTATGCTCTCCACTGAGCGTATCCGGCAGCTTGTAAACGCCGGTTACATACCCAAGATTGGTAAAGGCAAATACGCTGTTATCGACGCGGTTCAAGGCTACATCCGCTTTTTGAGAGACGAAGAAAAGCAAGCATCAAAATCAGCTGCCGACAGCGGACTCAAGGCCGCGCGGCAAAGAGAGGTGGAGCTGCGGATTGCACGCGAGGAAGGTCGCCTCGTCGATATGGAAGACATTGAAGCTGTCGTTTCAAATGTTTTTGCAACACTACGCGCAGAACTTACCGGCATCCCCGCAGCGGTAACGCGCGATGTGAAATTGCGCGCGGAGATTGAGAAGGGATTAAATGGGGCGTTTGCTCGATCACAAGGCAAGTTCAGAGAAGCGGGTGAGGCTTTACGATCTGGCAGCGATCCTTTGGGAGCCGACGGAGAAAACGACTCCTGACAAATGGGGGGCGGATAACCGCGTTTACCCACCGACGTCCGGAAAGCCGGGTCAACGCGACCCTTTACTTACACCTTACATTGTCCCTTATGCGCGGGGTTTTGATGATAACCGATATTCCCGGAACGTCTTTGTCACCGGTGCGCAGAGCGGTAAGACCGAGACGATCCTTGACGTAATCGGGTACCGCTGTGATACGCGGCCAGTTCCTATTCTTTACGTGGGTCCGTCGCGTGAATTCCTCACTGACCAGTTTGAGCCGCGCCTGATGGGGCTTTTTGACGAGGCTCCTAAACTCAAGCGCAAGCTGGCGCGCGGTAAGCGAATGAAAAAGACCTTGAAGCGTGTCGCGGGTGTTACCGTTCGCCTGGCTCATGCCGGTTCTTCAACGGCTCTTAAATCCGACCCTGCCGGTTTGGCATTGGTCGATGAATACGACGAAATGCTCACGAACATTAAAGGACAAGGCGACCCACTCGGTCTTGTTGAAGCTCGCGGCATTACATATGCGGACTTCATGACTGGCATAACTTCAACGCCGTCGCAGGGGATGGTCGAAACTGAGATGGATCACGAAAGCGGCCTTGAATTCTGGGGGGTTGTTGCCCCTGAGGATGTAACCTCACCTATCTGGCGACTTTGGCAGGAGGGCACGCGGCATCATTGGACATGGCGCTGCCCGCATTGTCGAGAATGGTTTGTTCCTCGGTTCAAGTGCTTATCATGGCCGAAAACCGCGACGCCCGCACAGGCGCGTCGCGAAGCCTTTATCGAATGCCCTCGTAACGGGTGCGTTATCGAGGAGGTCCACAAAGAGGCCATGAACGCCGAGGGCATTTATGTTGCGCCGGGGCAAACAGTTAATGTGGACGGGAGTGTCCTCGGCGATCCTCCCGATACGACAACACTATCGTTCTGGGTATCCGGCCTCGCTTCACCTTTCGTATCTTTCGGAGAGAGGGCGGAAACGTATCTAAAAGCACTCGCATCGGGTGAAACCGACAAGGTTCAGACTGCCGTCAACGCCGGCTTCGGTGAGGTTTATACGCCGGGCGGTGGCGATGTTCCGGAGTGGCAGGAAGTTGCAAAGCTTAAAGCACCGTACCTTCCCCGAACCCTTCCGGATCAAGCCCTGTTCTTAACGGCTGGTATTGACGTTCAGAAAAACCGCCTCCCGTTCGTTATCCGAGCGTGGGGCGCGCGTGCCACCTCTTGGCTGATAGATAGCGGTGACCTGTGGGGAGATACCTCTCAACAAGAAGTATGGGATGATCTGGCCGATCTTATTACGCAGCCGATTGATGGTCTGCCGATCCGTCTTGTGTTCGTGGATAGTGGTTTCCGCCCGGGCAAGAAATTTGCCGTGCCTGAACATCGTGTTTACTCGTTCGTACGGCGTTTCCCTCGGTTCGTATTCCCAACGAAAGGGCGGAGGACACAAACACGTCCGATTATTCAGTCAAAGATCGAAGTAAAGGCAGACGGCAAGACCTCGAAATACGGTCTTACCCTGCACTTACTCGATACTGATCACTGGAAAAGTTGGGTTCATGAGCGCCTGCGGTACCCGCACATCAGGGAAGACGGCGAGGCCTCTCTCGGAGCTTGGTATCTTCATGGGGAAACGGCGGATGATTACTGCCAACAGATCGTAAGTGAAGCTCGAACAACCTCGCCGACTGGTGCACCGGTCTGGGTTCAGCGTTCCCGCGAGAACCATTATCTTGACTGCGAGGCATTGGCGGCGGCGGCTGGCTACCAACTAAACGCACATCGGATTAGTCCCGGTTCGCGTCGAAAGGACGACGACAAAACTGAGCCAAAAATCTCAGTTCCTGATGCAAACGGCGCGCCAAAAGCGGAGGCAGAGTCGAAATTCGACCGTATTGCCCGGCTTGCTGCTGGATTTAATGGGTTGTGACAATGAGTTTACTCTCTCGCGCTTCTGATATCTTACGAAATGCCATTGGAGGCGTGGGGCATAACCTTCCGGCGTCTTCCCCTCAGCACTCCGCGCAGTATTTCCGGTCGCCTGGCAGCGGCGGGGCTGCTGCACTCTTCGCGTGGCGTCCTGCTCTTCGGGATGCCCGCGAAGATGTGCTTTCTGCGTATATCGAAGCTGCCGCCCGCGCTATCGACGCACTGCAAAATTCCGGCTGGATTGCTGGAGCGGTTAATCAGGCTGTTGCGAGTACCATCGGCACCGGTCTGCGCCTCAACCCGACACCGGATCATACCGTCCTCGGATGGGATGAAAAACAAACAGGGGAATGGATCAGTAAAGTCGAACGCCGCTGGATACTCTGGTCTGAAAATCCGGTTGAGTGCGATGCAGCCGGAAAGCACTCGATAGGGCAGCTCACGGGGATGATTCTCAAAACCGCTTTCGTCTATGGCGAGGCTGTTAGCCTCCTCCCGTCGATCCGACGCGACGTTTCGACAACGCGAACAAAGGTTCAACTCGTTTTGCCGCACCGTCTTGTTCAAGATACGGACGCTATGACGCGAATGTATCAGGGAATTCGGACAGACGATTTCGGGTTCCCGCTTTCGTATCGCTTCACAAGAGACAGCGTTTTTCGTGAGCAGATCGATATTGCAGCCCGCGACGGCGCGGGGCGGCCGCAGGTTGTGCATGTCTTCGAAGGCTCGCCGGGACAGGTTCGGGGTATTACGCCGCTTGCTCCTGTTCTGCGCGTTCTTCGCCAGTATGACCAACTTGCCGACGCGACGCTGACGGCAGCGCTCATTCAGGCCGTCTTTGCCGCGACAATCGAAAGCGAGGCACCGACCGAAGCTCTCTTGAACGCTTTGCAAGATCAAAACGAACAGGACACGCGTGAAGGCTCACAGGCCGAGACGCTGTTCGGCTTTAAACAAGCTTGGTATCAGCAGACGAAAATTGACCTCGGATCAGGCGGGCGCATTGCTCACTTGTTCCCCGGCGAGAAGCTGACGATGAACCGGTCGGAGCATCCGAACGATACCTATGAGGCATTCAGCAAGTTCCTCCTCCGTGAGATTGCGACCTGCCTCGGCATGACGGTCGAAACGCTGACCGGTGATTACACCGGTGCGACTTACTCGTCCGTTCGCATGGCGACTGCCGAGAAATGGCCTCTCGTTCTCGCGCGCCGTAAAAATATCTGCGGCCGCTTTCTTCAACACGTTTACGAGGCCTGGCTTGAGGAGGAGATAGAGGCGGGGAGTATCCCGTTCCCTAACGGTTTGATGGGGTTCATTGTGAACCGCTCCGCAGCCTGTTCGGCTGACTGGCGCGGACCTGCCCGACCGCAGGCCGATGACCTCAAAGCCGCAAAGGCTCACGAGGTTTACAAACGTATGGGCGTCATGTCCGACGAAATGATTTGCAACGATCTCGGCGTCGATTGGGAGGATGTTTATGAACAGCGCTCCCGTGAAGCCAAGAAACGTGGCACTCTCGACCTTCCGGAGGGCGATACAATGACGCCTGACCCTGTAGGCGACAAACTGATTACGGAGGACGAAACTAAATGACGGACGACGTAATCGGTCACCCTGACGTGGTTGCGGTTAATTGGGATAACCCATGTGAACGCGCGAGAGCGTTGAAAGACGCTTACTATGACCGGCTTGCGGGTGGCTCGGCGCAGCGCGTCCGCTTCCGGCATGGCGATAACGAGCAGGAGGTGCAAACGTCCGTCCTGCAAGGAAACCTTTCGATCCTCCGCCGCGAAATGCTGGACGCCGAGGATGAGTGCCGCAAACTGCAAGGATTGCCGCCCGTTAACCGACGCTTTTCGATCAGAGGCGGCTCGCGCCGGTACTAATCTAAAGGAAGATGCTATGCCTGAAACGCGCGCCTTACAGGCGGCGCTTGCGGAGCCGTGGGCGATCACAGCCGAAGGGCTGGAACTCGTCCTCTCCGTCGCTGCCCGCGAAAACAATGTCTCAATCGAAGCACTTGAGGCGTATCGGTCGAAGCACGTACCGACGGCAGAGCGCCTGCAAGAGCGGGGCACTGTTGCAATCATCGAAGCGCGCGGCCCTCTTTTTCGCCGCGCGAATATCTTCACGTCGATTTCGGGTGCGACCTCTTACGACATTATAGCGCGTGATCTGCAAGCCGCCCTCGATAACCCGTCTTACCGGTCGATTGTCCTCAATTTCGATACGCCGGGCGGTGAAGTGACCGGCGTTGATGAACTGGCGAAGGCAATCCGAGCAGGCAAGGCAATCAAGCCGATTGTCGCTTATGTCGGCGGGTCTGCGGCTTCGGCCGGTTACTGGCTTGCATCGCAGGCAACGGAAATCGTGATCGCCGACACAGCGATCCTTGGCTCTATCGGCGTCCGTGCTGCCTTTCAGGACACGAGCAAGAAAGATGCTGAAGCGGGTCGGCGCGAATTTATCTCCTCGCAGTCGCCCAGCAAGAGGACAGACCTTTCGAGTGACGAGGGCAGAGCTCGTATTCAAAACACGATTGATGCACTCGCAGACGTATTTATCGCGACGGTCGGTCAGGGCCGTCGCGTGAAGCCCGACGACGTGATCGCCAAGTTTGGCGGCGGCGACGTGCTTATCGGATCGGCCGCCGTCGCGGCTGGGATGGCAGATCGCATCGGCACATTCGAGGCGGTTGTCGCAGAACTGGCAGGGCGCGGCCCAACGCCACCAAACATCAAGAGGATTGCAAAAATGAATAATGAAGAGATTGAAGCCGCGCGCAAGGAAGGCGAAAAGATCGGTGCGACGGCAGAACGTACCCGTATTCAGGCGATTTTGAACCTGCCGGAAGCAAAAGGCCGCGAAGCCTCGGCGGCTCACCTCGCATTTACGACCGACCTGTCGGCTGATGTTGTGAAAGGCGCTCTAGCTGGCCTGACTGCCTCGACAACTGAGCAAACCACGGAAAGCGAGAAGCAGCAGCCACAGCTGACAGGTCAGCGCTCAAGCGAAGCGTCTGGCGGCCTTGTCACTTTCGACCCGAAAGCAGACCAACCGCAGACCTCAGCGGAAAAGACGAAAGCGTCGTGGGACAAGGTCACGAGCAAACTGAACGCCGGTATGTGATCGCGAGCGCGTCTTCAGGCGCACGCGATCCGCTGTGATTAATCCCTGTTATTGGAGAATTTGAACAATGTCTAAAGTGTTCAACGAACCGCGCCACGCGGGAGAATTTATTTTGAGCGAGGCCAACGGACAGCGATCCCGTGAAGGCGTCACCATTGGCGAAAACCAGAAGATCGAGCCGGGCGCTCTCTTGGCTTTGCTCGCGCAAGACGGCGGTGTTACGACCTCGGTCGCGGCGGATTCCGGTAACACCGGTAACGGTACTCTGGATATGGCTTCACCGGCCGTTTCTTCAAAAGCAAAGAACGGCACCTATACCGTGACCGCGGCCTCGGACACGGTTTTCGCCGTAGCAAGCCCGACCGGAGCAAGTCTCGGAAACGCGACCGTCGGGACAGCGTTCAACAAAGAAATCAAGTTTACGATCACTGCGGGCGCGGCGGCTTTCGCTGCGGGCGATAGCTTTGATATCGGTGTCGGCGTTGAAACACCGGGCGATTACCACGCCGTCGCATATGATCCGGAAGGCGACGACGGCAGCGAAAAGACTGTAGCGGTCGCCATTTATCCGGCCGTTACCGGTGCTGGTGAAACCGTCAAGATCGCCGCAATTTTCCGCGATGCCGAAGTGAACGGCCAGTGCCTCGCTTGGCGGGAAGACGTAACCGCCGAACAGAAGGCAGCGGCAACCGCCGATCTTGCCTCCGTCGGTATTCTCGTTCGCTGACGCTCCAACGTCTCGACGTAATTTTTCTTTTGGAGACATCGCAGATGTTGGATATTTTTAATAACGATGCATTCTCGGTTACCAATCTAACCGACGCAATCAATGAATTGAAATACAAGCCGGGTCGCATTGGCGAAATGGGACTTTTCACCGGTAGCGGTGTCGATACGACGACAATCGCCATTGAAAAGAAGGGCGATATTCTGACTATCGTACCTCCGACCCCTCGTGGTGCGCCGGGTACTACAATCGCTAAAGAAAAGCGCGATTTGCGTTCTCTGATCATCCCGCATTTCGAAATTAACGATGCGGTGTATGCAGAGGAAGTACAAGGCGTTCGTGCCTTTGGAACCGAGCGTGCACTCGAAACGGTTATGACGAAAGTCGGTCAGCGCCAACAAACCCACGTCATTAATTTTGCTGTCACCGAAGAACATGCTCGCCTCGGTGCAGTAAAGGGTATCGTTACCTATGCGGATGGCACAACGCTTAATTTATTTGACGAGTTTGGCGTTAAGCAGGAAGACGAGATCGATTTCGCCCTCGCTGCTACGAACCCTGCCGAGGGTATCCTCCGCAAGAAATGCGCTTCAATCGTCCGCAAAATGTCTGACATTCTTGGTGGCGTACCGTTCACCGGTATTCATGCTTTTGTCGGTGATGATTTCTTTGATGATCTGCTCTCGCATCCGGAAGTTCGCGAAACCTTTAAAGGCTGGTCGGAAGCCCAAATTCTACGCGAAGGATATATCGGCCCGAACCGCTCAAGCTACGGCATCTTTGAGTTTGGTGGCATTGTCTGGGAAAACTATCGCGGCGGTATCATTGAGGGAAAAACCTTCATCGAAAGCGATAAGGCTAATTTCTTCCCGACTGGTGTTCCGGGGCTGTTTAAAACCGCGTTTGCGCCTGCCGATTACATCGACACAGTAAACACAATCGGTCAGCGCCTCTATACCAAGCAGTACCGTATGCAGAACGACAAGGGTATTAATCTCGATACTCAGATGAATGCGCTGCAATATTGTACACGTCCGAAGGTTCTCTTGCGCGGCAAGCGGTAATCGCCATGCGCTTGAACAGTCTCGCTGCACGCACCGCCTTTAGGGCGGTGCAACGCGAATTTGGTGAGGTCGTACAGATTGAGCCACTTATACAGGGCGAACTTTCTGTTGACCTCACCGACCCCTCCCGCAATATCGTTAAGGTTTATGCAATCATCGCGCTCACGCCGAAAACGGATATTCTCGACGGCTCGCGGCAAGGCTCGAAGATCAACACGACTACGCGATTTACGCAGAGAGACGCGGCTATATGGCTCCGCCCCGAAGTGTATGCTGCGATCTCGTACGAACTTCGCGAAGGGGATCGCGTTCGCATGATTGAGCGGCCGAATGAGCCGCCTTACAAAGTGTCCCGCGTACCGGGAAGCTCCGACCGTGGTGATATTATCGTTTCTCTTGTTCTGGATGGTAACCGATGAGCCTTACAGCCCTCGCCGTTCGCTTTGCGACAATCCGCGCCCTTAAAGGGCGGACATTCGCCGAGGATCGGGTATTTGATAGCAAGATTAATCCGGTAAACCTCGTTGCGAGAAGCGAGAGCAAGCCGGTTATCATCGTCACGACGGACGACGACAATATCGATATCACGGGCAAGGATTTGCGCGCGGGTAACCATAAACTCGAACTTGTGATCGAGATCGCAGTAACGCAAAAAATCGAGGTCAAAGTCGGAAACGGCAACAAGACCGAAGTTATTACTATCTCTGCAAGCGATGCAGGGCTTGAAGCGACCGTCGGCCTGATCGGCTGGCAGATTGCGAAAGCTCTTTCCGCAGACGGCGGGGAATGGGGAAATATTTGGCGCACCCTTGTGACGAACGTTCATTCGATTTCAAGCCGACGCGGCGCAGACGAGGAAAACGGCGTCCGTTATGCTGCACGTCAATATATCTATTCACTTGATCACATAGACGAACCAGCACCGGGCGAAACACCGTGTGAAGGCTGCGCGTGGGACAAGGTACTCGCTGCCATGAAAGCCGACGCCGATTATGCTGGCATAGCAAAGCTGATTGAAGCCGAGATTTCGGGTGGTGACTATTTGCCGTGGGAAATTGCTCGCGGTCACCTTGGTATCGCAAATGACGTTGCTGAAATCATTGGCACCAAGCCTATTGGAATTGATGAGATTATCCCTCTTAAGGCTGTTGATCTTTCAGACGGCTTCACGATTGACGAAGAGCGGGCAAGCGAAATTGATGGGGTTGGAGAATGAGACTTGATCAATTCCTTGCCGATCTGCTCCGGCGAACGGCAGAAATAGAGCGGCGCTTCGACGGTATGGTTGCGCAGGGAACCGTTCATGAGGTTGACCCAAAGGGCGGCACTGTCCGTCTCCGCATCGGCGGGACGGACGATGAACCGTTTCTCTCTCCTCCGATCCCGTATGCTCAAGTAGCAGGCGCTTTGAAGGTTCACGCTCCCCCATCAAGGGGGCAGCAAATGACGGTACTAAACGGATCGGGCGATTTCCGCCAAGGTCTGGCGCTGCCTATGACTTGGAGCGACGCGAACAAATCTCCGAGTGATAAGGGCGACGAAAACGTCATGACCTTCGGCTCTGCGGCCGTTGCGGTGCGCGGTGACGAAATTGTCGTCAAAGTTCCGCGCCTCCTGATCGAGTGTGACGGAACGACTTTTGAACTATCGGGCAACGGCCTTCGCGCCGTTGCATCTGACTTTGATTTTTCACAGGGGTAAATCATGCCTGGAATTGCGCTCGTCGGTGTCGATGCTGCCGGAGGGACGCAACTCGGCTTGCAAGTGCCGTGGTTTCGTGTGAACGGCCAGCCGGTCGCGGTCAAAGGCGACAGTGTTGCGGGGCACGGCTTCCCTCCGCACGACAGCCCTATCATGGCAGAGGGAACGCCCTCGTTCCGCGTCGGCGGCATCCCCGTTTGTCGGGAAGGCCATCTTGCAACGTGCGGGCACGTAACGACAGGGCGATCATTCTTTCACATCCCATAGAGAGGCAGCTATGAAAAAGACCTATCTCATTACCGAACGCGCCGGTCGCTATGTGGCAGGCCAGCGCAAGCCGGACAGTGACAGGATTGAGCTATCAGACAATCAGGCGGCTTACGAATTGGCGCTCGGAACTCTCGTTCTCGCGCCAGATGATACTGCTGTCGGTGCGGGTCAAGAGGAAAAGATCAAGCGGCGTAAAGCGGCAGAAACCTCGGAGAAACCGGCATGGAACAAAATGCAGCCCTCGGCGTCGACCTTAACCGAGTAACTGGAGAGCTGATCTTCGGCTGGGAACACGTTGAACAATGTATAGGTGACTTTCTTACCACCTTCTTTGGAGAACGTATCATGCGTGAATGGTATGGCTCAGTAGTACCGAAGCTCATGGGTGAAAATCTGACAACGGATACAATCGTTACTTTTTTTGCTGCGGTCACTTCTGCAATTGAACAATGGGAACCACGTTACAAGGTTACCAAAATCACGCCAATTTCTGTAAGCCGAAGCGGTGAATTCCACGTTCGTATTGAAGGCGATTATCGCCCCTTGGCGTTGATCGGTAACTTCACTTCCGGCAGTCCCAAACATTTAACAATAAGCGGTGCCGCTGGCCGAGGGTTGGTATTGATATGAGCATTAATCTTGGTAGCTATCCATCGCCAGATGTAATTGAAACAATTTCGTTCGAGCAAAGTCTTGCTGAAATGCAAGTTGAACTAATTAGTTTATTCCCAACTATTGAGCCGACACTCGTTCTGGAAAGCTCACTTTCTAACAAGTTACTTCAAGTCGGCAGTTACAGGGAAATACTCCTAAGAGCGCGGATCAATGATGCGGCTAAGGCCAATCTGCTGGCGTTTGCTATAGGGTCAGACCTTGAGCACCTTGCAGCATTTTACGATGTTGTCCGATTGGGCGGTGAGGATGATGAAGCGTTACGAAGCCGCACCGTTCTCAACATTCAGGCGCGATCACCAGCAGGCGGAGCTAATTGGTATAAGGCCGCAGCTCGCCGGGCAGATGTGCGCATCCGTGATGTTGCTGTTTTCCGTGAAGAATTTTGGCCGATCATTCATGTTGCAATTCTCTCGCACGAAAACGACGGCATTCCGGATGCTGCAATGCTCGACGCTGTGCGGGACATTGTCATGAGTGATGATGTACGCCCACTCAACGATACAGTAATTGTTGAGGCAGCAGTTACAACCACGACGGAAATTGAAGCCAATGTTTGGTTACTCCCGTCGGCTCCGTTAACTGATCTAGCCCCGCTTGAAACTGCTTTGCGTAAGGCTTGGAGTATTGAGACTGCAATTGGTTTTGATCTAACCCCGTCTTGGATCGAAGCACGCCTTCATCTGTCCGGCGTGCAGCGTGTAGAAATGGTTTCCCCGACAGTCCCGCTTGTTGCTGCTGCCGGTACCGCGATTGCACTTGGTAATATAAAACTCAATTACATGGGGCGCGATTACTGATGAAAGAGCGATCCGCATTGTTACCGAGTAATATGACTTTCTTAGAGAAGTCATTTTCGGAGGCACTTGATCGTTCTCCGGAAATTTCTCTCGGTATTGTGGAGTTGCGCGGGTTTAAGTTTCACCCGATTGATAAGGTGATACCTTATCTTGTCTCTGAATACGGCCTCTCAGAAATTGCCGAATATCTTCCTGAACTGCGTACGGTGATTAGTGACGGGATTAAATGGCAGCGTTTAATCGGTACGCCTGCTGCAATTCATAAAGCGCTGGGCTGGATCAATCACGATGGTGACATTGAAGAGTTCCCCGCCAAAGCAAGTAAATGGTGGTGGTTCCAAGTTCACTTACCATTTGAGGTGAGCAATACCGATTTTGTACGCCCTGTCACGCATCTTGTAAAAGCATCGAAGCCGCTTCGATCAGAATTTGCGCGTGTCACAGCCGGTCATGATGTTCGAGCGTTTCGTCTAAACAAGCACCGCCTGAATGGTGATGCGGGATTGAACAATTGGTCTGGCATTAAGCGTTCAGATGATGAGCCTGTGCTCTCACTCCGTGTGAACAGGCGTCAGCCTGTATATGCTCTGCTTGGCGGTGGCGTAGTTAAACGCAGACAACACGTCAGCATGATCCGTCCAGTAAATCTTGGCATGCCAACGCGGCAACAAGGGGCAATTTTGATCAGCGGATCGGCGCGCCACATCGACCTCAACAATCCGGCAACTGTGCCTTTCCGCAATTCGCCGTTCAAAAATCAGCCGTTCGGCAAACCATCACTCATAGTTCAAAGAGGCCAATAATGCCTGTATTCACGCAAAACGGACGTGTGTTTCTCGCACGGGCTTTGTACGACAGCGTCATGTTTCTGGCCGTGGGTCAGGGTGACGCTGCATGGGACAACCTACCTCCTCCAGCGAATGAGGAGCAGCAGATGCAGTTAGACGCTGAGATGTCAGCGCAAACTGGTTTAGTCGCTCAAGTTGGGGCAACCCGATTACGTGAAAAATATTATGTCAAACCTGATCCTGCCGGAACTGTCATCATGGCGGTCGGTTCGGTTTACAGCAAAAGCGTTGACCCCACAGCGCATATTTTCGTGCGCTTCCAATTGGATTTATCCGATGCTGTAGGAACAACGTTTCGCGAAGCAGGCGTCATGATAGGCACCGCTTTTGCTGCCGGTGTGCCAGAGGGGCAAATGTTTATGCCCAACACCGAAATCACCAATATTGGCACAATGATACAAGCAGACCGTTTTCAGCCAATCATGCGCGACGGGTCGATCAGCCAGTCATTCACATTCGTCATAACCATCTGAGAGGCGACATGAACAGCATAATCAAACGCTCTGGCTATGGTGATCGATATGACCGTAGCCGACGCCAGCATGCTATTGCGTTTCCCGATGTGGGACGTGATGGCCAAGGCATTTATCTTCAGTCAACTGATATGAATGAAATGCAGTCACGCTCGCTGGATCAGGTGCGGCGCGTCAGTGACTATATAGTCCAAGACGGTCGTATCATGGATGGTCAATATCCCATCGTGGAAGAGCCAGACCTTGATACAATTCGCGTTCGTTTACCGGCTTGCCCGGTCTATATGAGCGGGCTTGTGCATGATGTGGATGAAGCTGTCTTTGTGCTCCCCAATACCGGTGAACTGACAATTGGTGTCCGGTCCCAAGAAAGTGTCGTAACCGACATTGATGATAGTAGCCTTAAAGGCTCAGTGTCTGGCACGGAAGCCTTTATGGAAGAAGGTGCCGCGCGCGTTGAGATTATTTTGACGTGGGGTCACTCACTCGAAACTGACCCGCGACCTCTGCAATCAGTTTTTCAGGTGCGTGACGGTAAAATTCTAACCGTTGAAACCAATACGGATCAGTCTGAAATCTACAAAAGCCTGGAAAAATATTCGCGCGAGAGCAATGGCTCCTTTGTGAATACCGGCTTTGATGTAACGGCTGTCGGACTGAACGGTGCTGGTAAGCAGGTGCTGTCCATTGCCGAAGGTGTAGCCTATGTCAGCGGCCGTCGGATCGTTCGTCAGCAGTCAATGCGCATCGAAGTTACTGAAGAGCCTGACCTACGCAATGTTGATGCTGAGCCACATCCGTTCACTGTAGCGACTGGCGGCACTCAGACTTTCAAAGTTTCTAAAACACCTATTGAAAGTGTGCGCCGCGTGGTCGTGGAAAAGGAAACCACGGAAACTGTATTACACGGCGCCTTCACTGGCGCTGTCGATCCGCTGCAGCATCCATCGGTAACAGCCATCCTTGAAATTAAACAGGGAAGCACCGTTTACACCACGCCAGCCAGTTGGATTTTGTCACAAGGCCAGATTGACTGGTCACCGAGTGGCGCTGAGCCATCACCCGGCACAAACTATACAGTGAAGTACCGGTACAATGAAAACATTCAGCCTACCGCAGTGACACGGGACAGCGTCACCGTTAAAGGGGCTGCAAACGGTACCAATGTTCTATTGGACTATGCTTACAAACTGCCCCGCATTGATGCTCTGTGTCTCGATATGGCAGGAGCACCAATATACATCAAAGGTGTATCTGCTGTATCGCGTCCGCGCCGTCCGGTTATTCCGGAAAGCATGATCGAGCTGGCGCGTCTACATAATGATTGGGGGCGTGCACCGGCCGTGTTGCCATCAGGGGTACGCAACGTACCGTATGAAGAAATCGTCGATATGCGCACAGCAATCGTTGATCTTTATGATCTGGTTGCTCAGGAACGTCTAAAGAATGATGTGACTGGCCGTGATGTCGGCGCAAAGCGCGGTCTGTTTGTCGATCCGCTTCGTAATGATGCGATGCGGGATCAGGGTATCCCGCAAACTGCGGCGGTGTTTAGTGGAAAAATGACGTTGCCGATTACGCCGCGTCTGCATGAGTTCCCGTCCTTTGTCGGTATTCGGCATTTGGCATTTACAGAATACCCGATCATTACGCAGTCGCGCCGCAGCAGCTCGAAAAAGATCAATCCGTATCAGACATTCACGCGAATGCCCGGTCGTGCCAACGTCGAGCCTTCAACCGATATCTGGACGGATCGTCAGACTGGATGGACATCGCCACAAACGCAGTCATTCGAAGCGCCTGAGGGGGAATACATCTCTGGTATTTCTCTGGAACAACGTGTTGAGAAAATCGGTGAACGTATCGTTCAAGCGGAGTTCGTTCGTCAGCGCGAAGTTAATTTCAAGCTGGAAGGATTCATTGAAAAAGAGAAACTGACCACTCTGGAATTTGATGGGATCGCGTTACCAGTCACCGGCTATCCTGCGGCAAATGCAAATGGTGTTATTTCAGGTGTGTTCAATATTCCTGCTAAGGTTCCATCCGGATCAAAGACTGTGCTTTTTGAAGGATCAGCGAAAACACGCGCTTCCTGCACCTATGTCGGGCGTGGCGAGATTACCATTGAAGAATACCGGCTTGCATCGGCATTGGAGACTTCTACCGAGACCATGCCGCAGCCCATCATCAACAATACCGTCATTAACAATACGACAGTCGTCAATAACATTAACCGTGTTAACGAGGTAGATCGTGGTGGTGCAGGTGGCGGTAATGGCGGTGGCCACGATCCTCTGGCGCAAACCTTTACTCTCGTAAATGCACGTTGTATTTCAGCCCTCCGATTATGGTGTGCCAAAAAGGGGTCAAATACCAACGCTGTTTTCGTTCAGATCAGAACGGTTGAAGTAGGCATGCCGACTTCTATCGTACTCGCAGAAGCATTTGTTCCTGCTACTGATCTGATTGATGGTGAACAGTTTATCGCACGCTTCCGCTTTCCGGTTTATCTGGAAGCCGGACGTGAATATTCATTTGTTGTCCTGACAGATGATGCCGAGCATTCCCTCTACACAGCGGAAATTGGCAAAATCGATATCGACACAAATGAGGTGATTACCGGCCAGCCGTTTACGGTTGGTGTGTTGTTGTCATCTTCTAATGCATCGACATGGACTGTTCACAACGAGGCAGACCTTTGGTTTGACATGCTGGCCTGCAAGTTTGATCCGGTCGAACGGGTGATCCCGATTGGCAGCTTCAAAACCTTAAAGATGTCAGACATGATCGTTCGTGCCGGCGTTGAAATCCCTGATCCTGAAACGGAAGTTCTTATTCGTCTGACACGTTCAGCGCGCAATGAGATTATTTCCTCTGCTCCGTCACAAATCCATCAGTTCGCTGAATACATCCAGAACGAGAATATCGTTGTCGAGGCGGTACTTCGCGGAACCGAGCATGTTACGCCATTCTTGTTCCCTGATGTTCAGGTGGTGGAAGGGGAACTACAACCGACCGCTGACTATTACACCCGCGCTATTGATGCCACCGACACCAATAAAGTGCTGGTGACATTTGATGCATTCCTACCTGCGGGATCGGGCGCACAAGTCAGCATCGGTGTTCCGAACAGTTATGTGCAAGTCAATGTATCCAGTGCAACGCCCTTGGGAGACGGAGTGGTTGAGCAGACCTATATCCGCGCTTCCTATCCTGCAAACAACCTTGATGCGCAAACAAAGGTCGTAATCACCGGCACGCCAGCGGCACGGCCGGAAATCAAAAGCATGCGCATGTTGCTTTCAAAGGTGTAAAATATGGCAAATGACAAAACGCCAAATTATCATTGGGATATCCCAAACCCATACGGGTTACAGATCGTTGAGATGATTAAGGTGGCGTCCACATTCGGAGCCATCGACAGCCGCTTCAAGGCCTTTGAGGATGCTTATCAAAACCATAAGCATTCCTTTGAGCAAATAACTCAAAGACCTAAGACACTATCTGGTTATGGTATCACCGATGCGCTGCCCTTAACGGGTGGCATCTTAACCGGATCACTTAGCCTCAATTCATCCTTATATGTCATTGGGGATGGTAACCGGCATCTATGGTTACGAAAGCTCGACGGCACGCCTCAAGGTTTGGTCTATAGTGACGGAAATACTGGCTCGATGCACTTCCGAACCTATTCAGAAGACGGATCAACCTACGTCAATATAGGATTGTCGCGGGATGGTAAGGTCATGCTGCCAGCCTATACGCCCACCAGTGACTACCATGCTGTGACAAAAAAATACGCAGATGACCAAGCTGCTGAAACGGTACAAGTCACCACAGTACAAAACTTTACTCTCGCCCAAAAATCGCGGGCACGGCAAAATATTGATGCCCTCGGTACTGTTGATAGAGGTGCTCCAAACGGCGTTGCATCTCTGGATGCCGGTGGGAAAATCCCTTCATCACAGTTGCCACAAGCCGTACTTGAGGCAGACAAAACAACACTCGCAAGTGTAACTTCAGCAATGTCTCAAGCCCCTTTGGGTGGAGATATCGACGAGTCTAATGATCGGTTCTTCCTTCTTGTCAATTCAGGATCTTCGAAACGATATGGTTGGGCTACTATCAAGAATTGGATCAAAAGCTGGATTGCAAAATCTGATGTGGGATTATCTAATGTAGATAACACTTCAGATGCAAACAAACCTGTATCGACTGCACAGCTGACTGCTCTAAATCTAAAGCAGAACAACCTTGGATTTACTCCTGTAGAACAAGGTGGATTTGCAGGTGTTGGTTCTAATAAGATTAGAATTGGATGGGGTACAGGTGCAGTCCTCAGACTCCGAGTGGATGCATCGGACTATGGACAGAATTGGCCTATTGATATCAGAGGGACAGCCAATAATGCTGATAATTTTGGTTCAATGTCTGTAGCTACTTGGCAGAACTTTGTTCAAGCAAATTCATGGCCTGGCGTTTCTTGGTCAGATGGGACGAATGAGTATAACTTTCCAGTCGGTCATATGGTCCTTGCTGGTGGTAACTTCTCTAAGACACCTAACCAAACGACTCCTCCGAGACTAGAGGGTGGTAGTGGTGCAGGTGGGTATGTGAGCGATAGTACTTCTGGTGCAAGCGGACGCCTGAACGGCACTTGGAAAACTCGTGGTGGTGCAGGTAGTGCCATGCTTTATCAGAGGGTAGGTTAATGAATAAACCAACTATTATCTCAGTAGATCGAGTAGTCGCTACTGACGAAGAAGGACTAGAAGTCCACATCAAGTATCAAACACCGGATGGTGAAGTCTGTAGCGCTGTTCACTACCTTACTGATAATGATCCATATGGTTTTTCACCTGCGCTCCGTGAGTATATTGCGGAGCATAATCCTACGATTGAGCCGTATGTTCCACCTTTAGAGCCAACAGCAGAAGAACAACGCGCTCTGATGCCCCCAATCAGCAAGCGCCAGCTCCGTCTGACATTGGTGCGTAATGGGATCAGCTTAACTGACCTCGATACGGCTATTCTCGCAATGGGTGATGAGGCCATTATCGAATGGCAAGATGCTTCTGAGTATCGGCGTTTACACCCTTTGCTCAACCAAGTTGCCGCTCATTTGTCTCTTACTCAAGAGCAAGTTGATGCAATGTGGCAGCAAGCATTGACTGCTTAAATCTCGCTAAAATCCGCAGATTGCACCGCCCTTGAGGCGGTTTTTTATTATTCAAACATAACAGAAAGGCACGCTTCGGCGTGCCTTTTTATTTGCTCGGCGGGGTTCCCGCCTTAACAGGAGAAAAGGAATGAGCGATCCAGTCTTCGGCCTGTCGATTACCCAAATCGACAACGAGCCGCGCCCGGCGATTGTTACGAATATGTCGATTGTCGGCCTTGTGTTTACAGCACCGTCCGCCGATGCAACGGAGTTTCCGCTTAACAAACCAGTTCTCTTTTACTCATCAGACGAGAAAAAGCTCACTAAAATGGGGAAGACCGGTACCGGTTATAATGCCGTAAATCTAATTAACCAGCAGCTTGGTCAGTTTCAGGCGGCAGCAACTATCGTCGGCGTTCGCGTCGAACAAGGTGCTGATATTGATGCAACTATCGTCAACTTGCTCGGCTCTATCAATGACCGTACCGGTATGTATGCACTCCTCGACGCAGGCTCTGAACTTGGCATTACTCCTCGTCTGATCTGCGTTCCCGGCTATACCTCACAGGTCGCATCCGGTGCAGATGCAAACGCGATTATTGCAGGTCTTCCGACGCTGCTTGATCGACTGCTCGCAGTGTCAGTGGTTGACGGCCCTGCAACTGATGAGACAGCGGCAAATGCTTGGCGTGCGACAATTCAGTCCAAGCGGATTATCCCTGTCGACGTAGCAGTAAAAATTCTGGATGAAGCTGGTGACGTGGTCACTATGCCTGCATCCCCTGCGATCATTGGTATCGCAGTTCGTCGCGATCACGAGTTTCAGGGGCGCCCTTTCCACTCATGGGCGAACCAACCTGTTTATGGGATCGTCGGCCCGTCCCGTCCGATTGAGTTTTCGATCCTTGACGGTGCAACAGAGGGGCAGCAGCTCCTATCGAAAAATATCGGTATTATCGTTCGTGGAGAAAGCTCCGACGGCGCGATTGCGGACGGAGGCTTTGTCTATGTTGGCACCGATACTTGCTCAGAGGATACACTCTGGCAATTTTACAATCAGGTGCGCGGCCGTGACTACATTCACCTGATGTTTATCAAGACGCTCCGCTTCTTCCTTGGCCGTCGCAATATCGACCGTGGAACAATCGAAGATATTCTCGCCACTATGAAAGGCGGGCTTCGCGATATTCAGGCTGCTGGCGACCTCCTCGGTTTCCGGGTGAACTTTACGCGCGCTGCCAATAGTCCGGAACAGCTCCGTCTCGGTCGCTTTACCGTCGCCTTTCAGGCGGAGGAACCGCCAGTCCTGCGTTACATCGGCATCCAGTCTGCACGCTATCGCCCTGCTCTTGATGCGCTGCTCGATGACCTGCTGACCAGCCTCGATGCTTAATCAGGATCGTGCGGGGGCTCTACGCCTCCGTTAACGCTTCTCGATTTTTAGGGAAAAATCGTCATGTCAAATATTTACATCATGGAAGCCGCTAACCTTTTCGTTGGTGACCACGATCAGAAAAATTCGAAGTTTCTGACACTGGAAGAATTGAAACTTCCAGACTTGCAGGAAACACTTGTCGATCACACTCCGGGCGGAGGTAAATTCGGGGTGGAATTTGGCGTTGGTGTAGTTGAAAAACTTGAGCCTACATTCAAGCTCAAAGGGTGGGATATGCCACTCCTGCGGAATTTCGGCCTCGGCAGCACTATACGCAAAAACTTCACAGCTTACGGCGTTGTGCGCGACAAAAAGACCGGAAAGGCTCTTGAAGCTAAGGCGATCCTTGAAGGCCGCCTCGGTCGCGTCGCTCCTGATGCCTTCACACGCGGCGAAACAATGGGGCATGAATACGCCATTAACGAGGTTATGCACTACGAACTTTTCTTTGATGGTGCCGAAGAAATCTATTGGGATTTCTTTACAAATACGTTCCGTCTCGGCGGTGTCGACCCTGATCCGGACTTCAATAACATTCTCCGCATCAGTAACGGCGGATAATCGCCAGTGGTTCGATAAGCCCGCCAACAAGGCGGGCATTTTTTCAGGGATATGAAAATGAACAAGCATGATCTCAACTACCCAATTGAGGTGAACGGCTCGACCGTAACCTCGGTAACAATTCGCCGTCCTAAAGGGCGAGACATGGTCGTTATCGGTGATCAGGTAGCTGAACTTATGAAGTTCTACACGGCGAATGCAAAAGCAGCGCAAGAGATCGCTGTTGTGGAAGCTGCTGCAAAATTGGCTGGTACAGAAGCCGACTTTGAAGCTATTGCGGCTAAAATGACACCTCCGACAAGCAAGGTATTCTCCGCAATGATCGACATTGCGGCATGTCTGGCAGGTCTTGGCGATGATGCCGCAGAGCTTGACGTTACCGACCTTCAAGACATTGCGGGGAAGGCTCTCAACACGGGGGAAGTGCCGGGGCGTGGGACGGTGCAGACTGGCGAAGAATAATCGCTCTTGCAGCCTCAAGTACAAACACGCCCCTAAATTTCTTCCTTGATCTGCCAGTCAACGAATTGATCGACTGGTTAGAAACAGCATCGAAAATCCCGCAGAGGCGTATCTAAATGGCAAACCTTACCTCGATCCTTACCGTCCGTTTAATTGATGCCATTACGGCACCGGCTCGTGCCGCTGCTAATTCTATCCGTGGGATAGGCACAGCCGTCGACAGCACAAATAAGCGCCGCCTCGCAATTGGCGGGGCAATTAACACGATGGTGACGGATGTTGGGAAAGCCTCAGATCGCCTACGCCGGAATGTAAACACTATGACCAGTGGGCTTTCAATGCCCACTGGCTTCCTGACTTTCTTTGGCGCTCGTGCTGTGTACGACTTCGAGAAAACCTCGAACGCTTTACAAGCGGTCACCGACACAACTGACGGTCAGCGCAAAGCGATCCAGAATTATGCAAAAGAGCTAAACGAGCTTTTCCCTGCTACCAACTCTGAGATTATGAAAGGCGCATACGAACTCGGTCGCGCAGGTTTCAAGTATGATCAGATTATGGGTTCCATGAAAGGAATGCTTAATCTCGCGCTCGCCGGTGACATTGCGATTAAGGAGAGCGCGGATATCGCGACAAATATCCTTACCGCGATGCGCCTGCCAATGAAAACGACTGAGCAGGCAGCAAGCAGCCTTAAGCGCGTGAATGACGCTCTGGCTTATTCAGCATCAAACTCTAATACTGACGTTCGCATGATGGGCGAAACCTTCAAGTACGTCGGCCCTATGGCTGCGGCTGCGGGTATGTCGATTGAGGAAGTCGCGGCCGCCTCGATGGTCATGGCTCGAAACGGCATCCGTGCGAGCGAAGCCGGCGTAGCGATGCGATCCGCACTCGTCCGTATGGTTCGCCCGACAAAACCAATGCTCGCCGCTCTCGAGCGCATGAATGTCAATGTAAATGACTTTGTCAAAGGCGGCAGGCAGATCAGCGCTCAAGATATTGTTTCCTCTCTGGCCGTGGATGGTATCGACGCAACGACATATGCGAAACAGATCGAGCAGGTTCTTAACGACCCCTCACTCAACAATTCTCTGAGCAAGCTCACCGAGAAATTGACGAATGTCATAGGCGGTGACGGCTCCGTTATGGATAAGTCAAAGCTGGCTGAAACCATTACAGAGGCTTTGACGGCAGCAGGGTCAGAGGTAGATTTCTTCGGATTTATCCGTGCCCTTCGTGAGAAAGGCGCTGACCTCGGCGATATCGCCCGCATCTTTGATGCCCGTCAAGGTTCGCGCTTGATCACGCTTCTCGCTGGCGATCTCGACAAAGCTCTTTCCGACGTCGAGGGCGGGTCAAAAGGTGCAACCGACCGTATGGCTAAAACCATGATGAAAGGTATTGTCGGGGATTGGGCAGAGTTTGAGGCTTCGTTCGAAAACTTGTTTGTCTCCATTGCTGAAAGCGGCGTCCTCAAAACTGCCTCGGAGGCATTCAAAATGGCGGCTGATGCTCTTAAATCTCTTTCTGAGAGCAATCCTAAACTGCTCGAATTCGGGACTTATGCCCTGTTAATCGCGGCTGCAATCGGCCCCATTGCTCTGATTGGCAGTGGTGTTATTGCGTTCTTCACCTCACTTGTCGCGCTCATGATGCTCGTCACCAAACTCGGCAAAGGTGCGCTCGGTGTCGCGGCTGCATCTATGGGGGTAACAGGTGCAGCAGCCGCAGGCAGCGCTGCTACGACCGCCGCAACAGCAGCAGGAGCGACCGCAGCCGGTGCAACAGCAAAAGGAAGTTTATTCTCTAAGCTTATGCGAGGCGCTGGCGTTGCCACTGCTGCGCTGACAACAGCGGAGCTTCTTTCGTGGATTGACCCAGAGGGTAATCTGTGGGGGCTAACGAGTGGCATTGACGCATGGGTTCAGAAGAAAACCGGAATTAACCCGTCAAACATAGGTGGCGGCGAGATCGACAAAGAGGCAGCTCTAGCGTACGTTCTCGCGAGGCAAGCCGCTGTAGATGCGCGGCTTAAGCAAATCGACCAGTCTATGCACCCGGCAATGCAGAACATGGCGAACCCTGAGCGGGACGCTTTGCTCATGCAGCGCAATATACTTGATGCCGATGCGAAAGCGCTAGCACCGACAGGCGATAGCGCTGCGGGAGCGGCTGCGGCCGACGCGACGATGGGTGGCTTTAATCAGGCTATGGCTCAACAGATTGCAGCAGCAAAGTTGCAAATCCAGCAATTTATGTCCGAAGCAACAGCCATGATGCAGACGACTATCACGCCGACGATCCGCCCTCGTCTTGATATGTCTGCGGTCTCCGGCGTCCATGCTGATACGGGAGTTGAATAATGCTTATGGTCTTCGGGGCTTTAAAGTTCGAGGTCTGGCCGTTGAACCCTATCGGAACAGGTAGTGAGAGTGGTGGCGAGTATGTCGAAAAGCCTGTCATGGGTCGCCGCCCTCCGCTCGAATTTGTCGGGGAAGCAACGGAGAACTTTACGATCTCCGTAAAGCTGTTCCCCGCCAAGCTCGGCGGCCTCGGATCTCTTGATAAACTTCACGCGATCCGCAGGAGCGGCATTCCGCAATATCTCATGCGGGGCGACGGCGTTCCGCTCGGCTGGTTCGTCGTGACAAGTGTCGGGGCAGAAAGCTCGCACCTTGACGCCAAGGGCGTGGGGCAGGTGATTGACGTTGATACTTCCCTTCGGCGCGCAGACGCGCCGCAGGACGCTGATTTTTTTTCAACAGTGATAGGTATGCTCGAATGACTTACAGCGGCAACACGGAAACCGTCGTCATCAAGGGCGAAGCTATAACGCTTTCACTGCTTGTTTGGCGTCGGTTCAAAAAGCAAAGTACGGGGTTCGTCGAGCGTGTCCTCGATATGAACCCCGGCCTTGCTGACCTCAGCCCAATCATCCCTGTCGGTACTTCCATTGTTTTTCCGATTGACGCTCCTGAATTGAAAAAAAAGGAGCGAAATATCGTCCATTTATGGGATTAACCTATGCTTGCAACGGTTCGCAAAACGGAATGCGTCGTCACGGTTGACGGGCAGGATATATCGAGCGCGCTACTCGCCCGCCTTATCAATTTGAGCATTACCGACAAGGCGGGAGCTTCAAGCGATACCGTCCGGATCGAGCTTGATGACGGCGACGGGGTTATCCTCCTGCCGAGTGAGGGCGCGGCGATCAATATTTTGCTCGGATCGAATGGCACAGACCCCGCCGTTGTGTTCCGTGGCGTTGTCGATGAAGTCCGATCAGCCGGTTCGCGCTCAGGCGGTCGGACGCTCTCGATTTCCGGCAAGGGCTTCGACGCGCAGGGCAAGGCGAAGCAACAGCAGCAAAAGCATTGGGACGGTAAAAAGCTCGGCGAAGTGTTCGCCGAAGCTGCAAAGCTCGGCGGCGTCGAGAAAGTTCGGGTCGATGATGACCTGAAAGATATCGTCCGCCCATATTGGGCAATGCAAGGCGAGAGCTTCCTCCACTTCGGCGAACGCATCGCCCGCGAGATTGGAGCGACGTTTAAAATATCAAATGACGTCGCAATTCTTGCAAAGCGCAACGGCGGCCGTTCCGCAGGCGGCCAGCCCCTTGCCATTGTTCAAGCGGCCTATGGCGACAACCTGATCTCATGGGACATTGCGCCGGTAACAGGGCGGCCTCGGTACTCAAAGGCTAAAACTCGGTACTACGACAAAAAATTAGGAACGTGGAAAACCGAGGACGTCGAGATCGAGGACGATAATGCCGATGCCGAATTTACGAGCCGGTATCCGGCCGGTGATGCGGACGAAGCAAAGCGGAACTCTGAAAGCCGCAAGGCAGATAGCGAACGCGGTAAGGGAGAAGGCTCTATCACGATTGACGGTAATTCAGACGCGCAGCCGGAGGGAACCGTCGTTCTTTCTGGTTCCCGTCCCGGCATTGATGGGACATACCGCATTGATACAGTTCAACAAGATTTCTCCCGCTCAACTGGATGGGTAACGCGTCTTGATATAAAGCAACCTCATGGCAATGCAGGCAAAGACAGCCGCAAGAAAACAAATAAGAGTCGTAATAAGGCGTAAATCATTCAAGTTGGTCAAAACAGCCGACAAAGACTTTTTATGGGAAAATCACAAATGGATAATAACGTGCCAACCATCGCGGCGATCCTGCTTGAATTCGGTAGTAGGACTGAAGCCAAGAAGGCATTAATTTTTATAACTTTACTCCACAGTGAGCAACGATGAAACCCTGAAATATGGACTAGCCCTACGAAAACAAATACGCTAACCGAACAGCTATAGGTATTTTGTTAAACTACATCAGAAAGCCCGAACATTGAGGTGCTCGGGCTTAATTGCAGATTTGTTATGCTGATAATTGGCCGTTATTGGCTGATGTTTTGTTCATCCATGGCATGGGTACTTTGGGCTCATCAAGAATGCCACGCTTGCGGGCAAAGCCTTTGATCGCATTTCGTGCGACTTCTAAAGGTTTAACACCATCATGCGCATCACAGCATGCTTTCCAAGCAGTATCATATATCAAGTCACGATCATCTTCTGGCCATTCATGCAAAAAGATTAGTGCATCATGAATGTTGGCAATTTCTAACGTCAAATAACTACCGCTCTTAACGAAAACGGGCTTGTCAAACAAACGGTCGCTCACAGAAGCCTCCTTAATCCGAACGATGTGTGTTGGTGTGACGATCCCGATTTAGTATGCGAAAAGACTATTTCAAGAGCTGAGTGAATTGATAAATTACGACGATAAATCTTATCTCTGCCTCATCATGAGCTTATTCGACAATGGAACTTTGCTCTCACTCTTTTGTTCTGTCAGTGGGAGGAAGTGCTATGGATAGCCAAGATTATGCGTCGGCCTACTATTTGATAGTGCCAATCTTAGGTGTATCAATCGTCATGTTGGTCTTCTCTATGTGGCAAATGCGAAAAACGTGCTGGCGTGACAAGCATAAAAAATGATCATGCCATGATGATACGGAACTTTCTTAGCTGAATCCTCTTACTTTAGAGGAGGTAAGGTATGAAAGTTTATGAATATATGTCCATTTACAACGGCTCGATTGTCTTAATTACAATTGCGGTTGTAATGCTAGTCTTTCTAGCCTGGCAATTCCGCAGGCGAAGAAATCGCAATAGAAAACAATGAGAATTTGACGAGACCCCGCTAATGCGGGGTTTTTTTATATCTAAGGAAAACACCATGAATATGAACCTTGGCGACACTCGTCTCTTGATTGAGGCGGGGCGTGAGCGTGGACTATTGCGAAATCAAATGGCCTATGTGCTGGCGACTGCTTATCATGAGACGGCGCACACTATGAAGCCGGTCAATGAGAGAGGCGGCGACAAATATCTTCGTTCAAAGAAATACTGGCCTTATATCGGGCGCGGCTATGTTCAGATCACATGGCGCGAGAACTACGTGAAGGCTGGAAAGGCACTTGGTATTGATTTTGTGGGCAATCCTCAGCTTTTACTGAAGCCCGAATACGCTGCACCAATTCTCATCCTCGGTATGCAAGAGGGCTGGTTCACGGGCAAGAAACTGTCCGATTACATCACTCTCCAAAAATCTGACTTCCGTAATGCTCGGCGAATCGTCAATCTGATGGATAAAGCCGATCTGATTGCAGGCTATGCCCGTGACTACGATAAGTTGCTGCTTGCTGAGGGATATGGTGTTGATCAGGTTATAGAAGCGCCGGTCAATGATGTGTTGCCGGTACCCGAAAACACCGAGCCAGTCGGTAAGTCCAAACGTTTCTGGACGTGGCTGACGGCTGCGGCTTTACCTGCGCTTGGTCTGCTGGATTGGCGCGTACAATTGGTTTCTGTGGTCATTGTCGGCGGTATTGCGGGCTATGCAATTTATTCCATGCCGCCGGTCAAAGACAAGATTGCAAAACTGATTGAGGCGCTCTGATGAGGCTGACACTTCAACACATCATTGGCGCGATAATCGGAGGGGCAGTTTCAGGCCTCTTTTTTTATGCGCTCGGGGCTCATGACAGCAAGCAGCAGGCGGCATTGAAAGCCGCTCAAGCTGTGACACAAGCAATCCAAAACAGGGCAGGGATTAATGAGAGAATCGACAATATGGATAGCGTTGCTCTGTGTATTGAGCTTGGCGGGGTGCGCGACCAGTGCGAGCAATTGCGCAGGCTGGCAGAAGATCAGCGTTAAGCCGGAAACAGCGGTCTATCTGGCCGGTAACGACCAGAGCGCAGGCAAGGGTGTTGCCGGTCATAATGCGTATGGGAAAAAGGCGGGGTGCTGGTGATGGGGGAGGATATCAAGTGGTTGATTGGGATATCAGCCTCAATGGCAGCCTCATTCATCATTGCACTGATCGCTTCATTTCGATCACTCGCCGCTTCTATCAAGACCGGTGATGACGCATTGCATGAGCGTATCAATCGAACGCGAGACGATTATGTCCGCCGTGTGGACCTTGATGGACACATTAATCAACTACGCGACGGCATGAAAGAATTGAAGGAGGAGTCTCGTGAAAGTGCTAAAGAAACAAATAAAAGATTGGATCAAGTGTTAGCTGCTTTGGCTCAAGATAGAAAATAATTTGTCGCCTGATTCATTGAGGCTGCGCCTAAGTGATGTGCTCTAATCAACTGATTTTTTAAAATTACCGGAACCCATTGTGATCTTGCGCATTATTCATCTGCAGAAAGCAACAGCAGGAGTAATATGTATCATGTTGTTAAATAAGAAAAGTGAGGTCATGTAATAGAAAGTATCGAAATGGATAAAATACCAAGAAATCGTAATAGTAGTTCAAAAATTGAGATTAGAGTGACAAAAAACATAGAGGATAAATTAAAGTCACTCTATGATTTTCTAAAAGAGGAAGAAATACCTGATAAATTTATGGTTTTATTGAGCGAGTTAGAGAGAACCGAGAAATCTAAATAAAAAGAATGCATATAAAATGGAGGTTGCAGGCGATGGGAAAAGCTATGTCGGAATTTAGAGAGTGTCTCATAGAAGCACTACCAAGTTTACGTGCTTTTGCGAAATCCCTAGCAAAAAACCCTGATACAGCCGACGACTTAGTTCAAGATACAATTTTAAAAGCATGGGCAAAACAAAGCTCATTTGAAATTGGAACTAACATGCATGGTTGGCTTTTTACTATTCTTCGTAATGAGTTTTATAGTCTTATGCGTAAAAGTGGCCGTGAGATAGGGGACGGTGATGGTATATTAAGTAACAACGTCGCGGTTCATCCGGCTCAATATGGATCGCTTTACCTTCAAGATTTTCGTGAGGCGTTTAATCAGCTGCCAGATGATCAGAGGGAAGCTATTATTTTAGTTGGGGCGTCAGGTTTTTCTTATGAAGAAGCCGCCAATATTTGTAACTGTGCGGTTGGCACAATTAAAAGCCGTGTATCGCGAGCAAGGGCACACCTTCAAATGCTTCTTGATGTAGAAAGTACTCACCATTTTGGTCCTGATCTATCGTCAGCACATGTCACCCTACGCAGTTTTGCATAA